AAAAGCAGCAGACTGCCTTGCAAACATATTATCGTCTGCTTCAAACGTACTTCCGCCTCCTCCTTTTCCTTTAGAGCCTCGAATTGATATTAAGTGCTGATTCTTTTTCATTAGAAAAACACTCCATTTGCCCCAACAAGAGTATTCCAAGTATTAGGGGTACTTGTAGTAATTGCTCCTTGTCCTGATTTACTTCCATCTGTTCTAAAGTTTGGTATACCTACCATTTTTCTTCCTGCTGTTAATTTTTGTCTTGATGTATTTGTAAAGACAGATGCGGATATAGTTTTTGACCCAACGATTGCTCTTCCGTATACAAGAGGAATTGCTTGTCCTTGTTTAACTGTATTGACTGGTCCGCTGAATAAGTAGTTTTCTGCTTTTTCTGCTGAAGTTCCGTCTGGTACATCTGGGGCTAACATCATTGCAGCTCCTCCTAACATAAGTGCTGTACCTAAATATCCAAGTCCTTGAGTAGCTAATGCGGCACTTGTACCCATACCAGCGAGTGTTCCTGCTACTGCTCCTTGAGCTGTAACTATACCTGCCGCTGTTATATGTCCTGCTCCTAGTGCGGCTGTATGTGCGGCTGTACCAGCAACTAAACTAGTAGCTGAGCCTGCTGTTCCTATTGCTCCTCCAGCCCCCATAAATCCTGTTATACCGAATCCTGCTAAACCACCTGTTGCAGCTATTAAAGCTACTCCTAGTACCATCATTAGCCCTGAGCTTTTTGAACCACCAATTACTGGTACAAAAGAATAAGACTGTTTCATACTTGGATCTTGTAGTAATAACTCTGCTTCCATATCAATCGATTCGTTATCTATTAGTACTTCATAACCTTGTATTCCTTCTGACTCAGTAAGAAACTGACGCATACCAGGACGTTGAGCCATAATAGCTGAAAGAGCTTCTGCGGGCGAGTTTACTGCTAGGTTCCATTCTGCCCCAAACTTTTCTCCTAGTGGTCCTTCTAAATAAATTTTTCTCATGTCATACTTTGGTGTCTTACAACCATTCTTGTAATTTGTTTCCACATACCTGCATATGTGTCTCTGCACGATAATCTGTTAGGTGCATGATGAAGCATTTTTCCTCGTCCTGTATATATTCCTGCATGATTAGTAATGTCACTATTCAGAGCCATTAAAATGAGGTCGTGAGCCTGGAGGCTACCATCTGTTACTTCTATAAAGCCCTCACTTTTAAAGTTGTCCAAATAGAGATTTTTTCCCTTTTCCCAAAATTCCCACTCATACTCATATGGGTATATAAATATATCTTGTGCTTCGTAATAATCTTTTATGATAGTGAAACAATCATAGATGCCATAAACGAATGGTCTTCCCAGTAAATCATAGGCTTCTTCTTTTGGTTCCAATTTTATCCATTTGTCATTTTCTCCAAAAATATACCAAGGAATTCCTAATTTATTGCACGCAGCTCGGTCTAACTCACTTGGGTCTGGTGGACAACCAGGGTGACTATGAACTACACCTACAACGTCGCCTTTATCTGCTACTGCCTTATAATCTAAAGGGTCTATAATAAAATCATTTTTTGGATTCTCTGCTTTATTATCACAGGGATTCCATTTTATTCTTCCTCTTTGTAAACTTAATAAACCACACGCTTCTATATTTTCGTGTTCATAAACATATTGTTTTATATCTTCTAGTACTGGTTCAATCATTATCCTAGTGATGCTCCTGGGAAGCCTCCAAATGGTAAAGATACATTTCTTGTACCTCTGTTATTAAGTATTGCTGTGGCTGTTGCATTTCCTGCTATGGTTACGGTTGGAGCACTTGTATATCCAGATCCTGAGTTAGTTACTGTTATAAAGGTAACCTTGCCTCCAGAGATGCTAGCAGTTGCAGCTGCTCCTGAGCCACCGCCTCCACTAAAAGATACCGCGGGCACTGAAGAGTATCCACTACCACCACTAACTGTCTTTTTAGTTGCCCCACTTCCTGTAGTAGTCATATCAAGTATTACACTTGCTACTCCTGTAGTTCCTGATGGATTGTGTCCGTAACGGATTGCACATGAGTTTAATCTCTTACCGCACACATCTCCAAATTCCCAATAAGATATATTGGTAGGTTTTATAATATCATCTCCCGAGTCTCCTGTTGCAATATTATGAGCCGTTATACATTTATATAAAGTAACTCTAGTTGCTTGTAAAAACCCGCTTGATGTTGTTATACTAGCACTTGGATTTTGAACTGTAATTGCAGTAGCTTGTGCATTACTTACATATAAAGGAACTGCTTTAAAATTTGCATCTTCGTCAGTAAATCCTTTTGCAATTACAAATTCTCCTGTAGTTATGCCATGGCCACTTGCTACAGTAAAGGTTACATTTGCACCTGAACCAACAGCACTTGCTGCTATCAATCCTCCTATCGGTCTGTAGTACTCTACATAGTCTCCTACTGAGTAGCTTTGTGCTGCATATAAATTACTTGTTCTATTACTAGAAACGTCTTGTCTTCCCCAAACTGCGTGATTAGTAACTCTATTATCATCTTTATCAAAGTATAAAGTATGTTCTGTACCGTCTATTGTAAATCTATTGTCTGAAGGCCAGTCACAACCACCTTGATCTGGGTCTTTGTATTTCCAAGGACAACGCGCAGCTACAACTGCTCTTCGAGGTAGTTGGATTCCTTGTACGTCAAATGCACTTGCAAGTTCAAATTCTACCATAGTAGCAGTTTCTGTAGTTTTTCTTTCTATATAGTATACATCTCGATTAAATTCTACAGGAGGATTTGTACCTAAATGCTTTTGTAAAGTTCTTCTTCGTATTACTTTTGCTCCTACTAAGTCGTCATAATTACTTAGGTGAGCACTCCAGTATTGATTTATATTTGCAAATCTGACAGTAGGTCTTGGTAAACTTCCTGTTCCTCTAACTTCCCAGCCCTCTGATTCTACTGGAAATGGAAGATAAAGTTGCTGGGTGTAGTGACCTGATGTGGTTGACCCAAAGTTGTTATCATCTAGTAAAGTGTACCACTCAAGATATCCGTTATCAGTTGTAAGGTCTGCTGTTACTCCATCATGAAAGTATAGTTTATCTATACCTGCACCCCCAATATCGCTGTTGGGTACTTCGATTTCAAAAACAGTAATTAAACTACTTGACTGGGCCTGTACCTGTAACTCTGCAGGTAGTGTCCCTACAATTGGCTGGCTCATGCTTCAAAAACCTCTCTTGCTGTACAAGTTAAAGTATAGAAGTGGTCAAAATTTAAAGTTCTATTATAATCTTCTATTACTACTGTTATGGTTTCTTCTACGGCCGCTCCTCCACTGCTGCCTCCACTAGGTATCGTTAATTTACAAGTATCTACACTTGCTAACCTATTAAAGAAAGCGTATAGATTATCGATATCTGCTTTTGGTCTATTATTAAAACTTAATCCCCAAGCACGCGGAGTATTATTTATACCGTCTCGAACTCTCATTTCATAACCATCGCCAAATTGTGCCTTTAGTACACGAGGTGTAGGAGATTGTTGAACTCCTCTATCATACATTAGCTCTGGCTGGTCTCTTGTTGACCCATTAGGAGTATTTGTATCTTGAACGCTAGAGTTAAATCCTGTAACTTTTGTTCCAGCTGAGACCGTGCTTCCATCTGTTTGTACTGTATTTGTTCTTATTCCTAATGCCATTATGCCCTACCTTTTGTACCTTGCTGGTTTAATAATCCACCTGGTCTCATTTCTTGTTGTAAATGTTGTTGTACCATATTACCAATGCTTCTTCCTAATCCTTGCATGCCGTCGCCTGTTACTTGTGAAGTTCCCTGTCCTTGACCATTCATAGTAATATTTACAGTAACTTGATTACCTGTGCCACCCATACCTCTCATATCTACAGGTATACTTCTATCATTGCCAAGTGGTACTACAGCTTCTCTACCATGGAGCATTGCCATATAACCAGAGTTAGGGCCATCTGCAACACCACCTCCTCTATACTTAGTCATCTCTCCACCATATCGTCCCATGCCTGGAATTGAGCTCATACCTTCAAGCATATTACCCATACCAGGGAACATAGCTAACATTATCTTTAATGCAGCTGCTTTTGCAAACATAGCTGCTAAGTCTGTAAGTACTGATTTGGTAAGGTCTTTCATTCCTTCTTTAAAGGACTTTGTACCGTCTACCATTGTTTGGAACATAGATACGAAACCATTAGAAAGCGTCTGAGTAATTCCACTCATTAGTTCTGTTTCTATTTTTAAACTTTCTGTTGCAATAGCTTCTTCTTTAAGTTGTTGTATTTGTGTATCAGTTAACTCTATGTTGTTTTTCTTAGCTTCTAACATTAACTGATTAAACTGTGCAGTAGCAGGATTTAGAGAAAATACTTGTTCTCTTTGGAATTCTGCTGTTTCTTTCATAGCATCACTTTTTGCCATAATATGTAAGCCAGCTTCCATATCTGCAATTGTAAGATTCTTCTGGTTTAAAACGTATATCTCATTTAAGAGTTGCATTCGTTTTGATAGTAACTCATTATACTTTTTCTCCGCCTCAGTATTTGGGTCAGTAAAGAGTTCCATCTCTCCCATTCCTGTTCTATCGATTCCTGTGATATCTCCCATTTGTGATTTAAGAGCGTCAGCCATTCCCGTCTTTGCATTTATATTAGTTAGATTTTGAGCTTTTTTAAACGTTCTGGCTATTTGTTTACCTGCTGAGCCTTGCTGGAGTTTAGCAAATCTTGCTGCTGTAGCCGTTAAAATTGCTACGTTTCTTGCAGCCTGTGCTTGCTCTTGAGTTGCCTTAGTTACTGCTTCTTGATTTACAAGTAAATCTTTTGCAAGTGTTAGTTTTCTTTCCTTTATCTTTGCTAAAGCTTCTTCTTGGCTAATTTGAATATCAGCATTATTTACAGCAGATACCATATTCTCTAGTTCTTGTCCAGAAAGTCCTAATCGCTTTATATAATCTTTTAAACTTTCTTCTTCTTTTTGCCTATACATCTCTTCCAATTGCAACCTTGTTTTTTCGTCTTTTGCAGCTGAGTATATTTGTTGTAATTGTTTTTCAATTATAGAGTATGCACCTAATTCTGCAGATTGTTTCTCAACAGCTAGTTTTGCAGCTCTATCACCAAGTGCTTCTATTTGTGCCTTTATGGTTGCTTCTTGATTTACTGCATTAAAGCCTTTTTCTTGCGCTTCTGCAATATCTCTTTGATTTTCTAGTTCTTTTTTCTGTTGAGCAATACCTGCAGCTTGAATAGACAGGGCTCGATCTCTCATACGAGTTTGTATTTCTGCTCTGTTTCTTAGCGCTTTCATTTCTTCTTCATCTAGTCCAGGTTGCGCTTTTATTTCAGCTAGTTCTTTTTCTAAACTAATTTGTTCTTTAAGAAGTCTCATTACATTGCTTTTGTCTTTTCTGCGAAGATTACTGGCTTCAACAAGAGTATTTATTTGTTCTTCATTTTTTAGACTACCATCGGCGTTGTAGTATTGAGCTCCTTCTTTTTTAAGATGCAGAGTAGCATCGTGACTATCATATTGCTTTGTATAAGCTGACCTATCTCTAAGGTCTTGTGTTTTTCCCTTGCTATAATCAAATTGAGTACTTTTTATTTCAGAAGCTCTTAGAAAACCTTGGAATTGTCTATCTGGAGCATCAACTTCCATTTGACCTAACATCAAGTTTATATCTCTTATACTTGCTGAATAAGCATCGACTATGTCTTTATATGGAACGTCTTTAAATTTTCTTATTTGTTTATCAAGTGCTTTATTGACGGTTTCTTGGTTTTGAGCAAATCGTTTTGAAGCTTCAGATGCATTGATAATTTCTGTAGTCATTGATTTGAATGAGGCAGCCTCTTCTTCTGTAATATATCTACCCTCTTCCATTGCTTTTGCCATGTCCTTAAATGCGGGGCTAAAAGCACTAACATTTTTTGCTAGTTCTTGGAACTGCTTCATTACCTTACTATTAGGTTTAGCTCCTTTATCTAGTTCTTTATTATAGGCTCGTATTTGCTTAGCTAAGTCTACGCTTTGAAAAGCTTGACCTGCTTGCTCGACACTCATCTTTAAATCAAGTAGATTTTCATTCAAACGAATATCTACCATTCTGTCTAATTCTTCATTTAAAGTTTTAAGACTATCGGTAAGATCTTCTGTTTCTTTTCTCATCTTTTTAGCAGTTTCATCTAAATCTCTAAAAAAGCCAATAAGTGCAGAAATTCCTTGTATAATCATAAATATAATACCGATTATACCTGCTGCCATCATAGCTTTATTCATTGCCCATGCAGCGGCTGTTGTAGCGGCTCTCATAGCAACTAACGTTCCTTGATAAACTGTTTGAGTTACTTTATAAGCTGCACGTTTTGTATTTTCTGCTAACTGTACTGTTGCTATTTGCTTTTGAGTTGAACCTTTAAGCATAGCTTCTTGTATATTTAGGTGATTTTTAAACGCTCTTCTTTCTTGAGCGTTCATTCTCATATAGATACCTTTCTTTTCACGCATCATACGTCTATAGGCAGCTATCTGTCGTTTATTCAATCCTTTACCGTCGTCCTGTTTAAAAGATTTTACCCCTAAGTCTTGTAGTCCTTTTTTACTTTCTGCCGCACTTGGTTGGTCGCCAGAACCAAAAGCTTGTCCAATACCTGACATAGCATCTCTTGCTTCTGAAGCATCAGTCTTCATTTGACTGAATGCAGTACTAAATTTTGTTTTTGAATTATCTAATGCTGCGTTTAAATCTGGTAATAATGATTTAATAATTGGAGTTATAAATAAACCTACTGCGGCTATAAGCGCTCCTGTGTTATCTTTAAAGAAATTAAGTAAGGGAACAATCCCTTTCATTACAAACTCTTGGAAACCAAGTAATAAGTCGTCCATTTCTTTTGAAAACTGTCCCATTGCAAAAGCATCTGGATCCATCTTTTCTTGAATTTTACCATATTTAGTTTCTGCTTGTTCTAAAACATCATTTAAAACCGCTTGTGTTCTTTCATATGCGTTTAGCTGTTCTCTAGTTTTTCCGACTGAAACCGCATACTTATTAGTTGCATTTTCTAGCCTTAGAATAATACCGAGTTCATCTAATAGTTCGGGTTCTGCTTTAGTAACACCACGAATTAACCTGTTGAAAGAATCTTCTAAATCTCTACCAAGAGCAAGTGAAGCATTTGTTGCTGCATTACCTAAACTTTCTAACTGTCCTGCACTTAATCCAGCAGCCACACCAATAGCCGCAGAACTAGCTGCCGCTTTAAAACTGAGCATACCTTGTGTAGCTTCTTGAATACCTGTGGTTACAGATTTATATGCGGTACCCGTTACCGATCCAAAAGCTTTCTGCCCTTCGATAAGATTTCGGGTTTCCATTGAGGATTTTAAGAATTGAAATGCAGCTGATACGGCAAATATTTGAGCAGCAATAGTTGCGTAGACAGCAACAAGACCACCTTGCATGGTCTGTGCTTGCTTACTAAAATTTTTCGTTGCGTTAGAAGACTGCTGAGTTACCCCTTTTATTCGTCTATCAGTTTCTTGAGAAGCTCCACCAAGACCTTTCATTTTCTTGGTTAGTTTTTCAGCTTCTTTTCCCGTGACTTTAAAAGAACCACCATCGGTGGTTTTAATAATAATCTCTGCGGCTTCGATCTTTTTACTTGCCATTATCTTTTTGCTTTACTTCGCCTTGCATCGGCGTCTTGCTTACGTTTAAGCTCTGCGTTGATGTTTATCGTGCTCGAACTTTCTATATGCTTCAAGAAATAGCAAACAGTTTTTTGGTCTTGTACTTTATTTATATCTAATAAGTCTTTTAAAGGAGACCAATCTTTACCCATATAGCTACCACTTGCTCCGTCCCATTTGTCGGGCAACATAGCATGTATGACAAAAGCCTCCTGAATCTCTAAAGGAAAATCCTCTAGCTCAGGGGGCATTTCACTTGGGTCAGGTTCTTGACCTAACTGGTCACACATCTGTAGATAAGCGTCTACAGATATATTATTTGTAAAGTATCTCTGTATTAGAGCAAGAGCCCACGCTACTTGCTCTGCGTAAAATTTTCTAAGTCACCAACTTGTTCAGTTACCCAAGTATCAAAGTCATTGGAATTTTTCATAAGAACTTCTACGTTTTCTTGTGAAAATTCTAATTCTTTTTCTTCATCTTCAGGAGTCATATCTCCTAGTAGTAACATATTTTTGGCATATCCAAGTTTAAATCCAACCCAGCCTTTAATAACTGCTTTGGTATACTCTTCAAGAAACTTATCATCGTCCATTTTTTCTTCGTAACTTCTAGTCTTTTTATTAAAGACTTGCTGTACGCAACGGTTTCTAAGTTTCATTAACTCTTCCCTAGCTAAATAACAAAGGGTTACTTTGAACCCCTCAGAGCCAGGATAATCAAATTCTACGGATTTGCTTGGAGTCATAAGACTCTTTAATGAGACTGCTTTTGCAGGCTCTTTTTTTACTGTATCGTTCATTTATTTTTTCCTAAAAAAGGTGGACAGGACAGACCTGCCCACCGTTAAGTTTATTTATGATGTATATGTAAGTGTTATTTCATTCGCACTATTAGATGCTGTTGCATCTGATAAGTCAGCTGGTAGTGCATGGAAATTGACATCTACACCAATCACATCATCAATTGAGTGAGTTGGTAGTTCAAGATGGCAATTTGGTACTGCTACTGCAACTTTAGGAGCACTTGCTCCACCTATGCTAAATGTCATATCAAAACTATTAGTAATAATATCGTCAGCTTCATGTAGGTCTTCTAATAAGTCCATTGATCCGTCTGCCGCACTATTTAAGTAACAGGTAAAGTTACCTGAAACACTTCTAGTTCCCATTACATGCCCTAGAGGCTGATTAACAGACCCTAAGGTTTCTGGTGTTAGATAAGTTAGATTGTTCTCAATCGTAATATTACCACCAGTTAAAACAACATTGTAGGTTTTATCAGCCAGTAATTGATCTTCTCCATCACTTGCCTCACCTGCTCCTGTTGAGTCACTTAAATCAAAAGCAATTGCTAATGATGTAAGCTTTTGTCTAAT